TTTGATCGGAGATAGGTGGGTTCGGCGCGGATCATCCCTTCTCTTTGTGGGGCAAAGCGGATGCGGCAAAAGCTCGATGGCCGCGTATCAGGGTCTGAAATGGGCGTCCGGCGAAGCTTGGTTCGGTGTTAAACCCGTCCGTGCGCTAAAAGTGGCTTACATTCAGGCGGAAAACGACATCGCCGATCAGCATGATGCGCTCAAGGGCGCTGCTCAGATGACCTTCGGCAAGGAGAACTGGGAGCGAGGTCTTCGGAGTGCGAACATGTTGTTCTTCCGCGAGACGGTGAGAACGGGTTCTGACTTCGCGACGATGCTCCGCCGCCTCGTTCGCAAGACTAAGGTGGACGTGGTTTATATCGATCCGCTGCTCTCCTACATGGGCGGCAATCCTTCAGATATCGAGGTCTGCGCGAACTTTACGCGACACTTGCTCCAGCCGATTATGATGGAGACAGGCGTCGTCCTGATTCTCGTTCATCATTTCCCGAAGCCCAAAGGTCGAGACGACAAACCGGAGAGCGTGGCAGAGATGGCCTACTCAGGATTCGGATCGTCGGACCTAACGAACTGGGCCAGAGAGGTGATTGTGATGAAGGAAGTTGGTTTCAATCAACCTCGACAATTTATGCTCGGAATGGCGAAGCGAGCGGATCGTTCCGGCATGACGGACAAGGAAGGAAAAGTCACCGGATCGATTATGATTCAGCGTGGTACGGGCGGCGACATCTCATGGAACTACGCAGATCCGCAGAAGTTCGTCGTCGATAAGGAGTCGGCCAAAAAGCCGTACGTCAAAGGACGCTATCCTAAGCGTTAGCCTTTTCGCGCAACGCTCGACGACGACCTTTGGCAGCAAGAGACAAAAAGCCTTTCTTGCCGTATTTTTTCATGCCAATGGATGCCGCAAGAGCCTTCGGGTCTTTGACGCCCTTGCTCTCAAGACTGCTAACGAGTTTCTCGTAACGTCCGCCACCGCCAAGTTTCATCTTGTCCATAAATTCAAATAGGGTTTGAGGTTAGAACCGACAGAACAATCGCCAGAATCCAAGCGGCGCAGCTCCAAAATTTAGGCGTCGTCTTGTCCTTCGCCTCCGCGCAGTTATGCCGCGCACGGAAATTCTTACGACGCTCAGGATTCGACTTCTTAATCGTCATGTCAGGATCGCCGAAGCGAACGATGATAACCTTGTTCGCCGGATTCTTAACGTACACCGCGCTCTTCTTCCGCTCACCCGGCGTGTAGAAGGGCTTGTTCAGCGTCACCTTCTTGCCCTGATAGGTATTACCCTTTTTGGAGAGGGAGGTTTTCATTAGAATCGAGGGCGAGAAGGAACCGATAGTGTATCATCAAAAATCTGACGCTTCTCTTCAGGTAGACTTTCGCGAACTGCATCAGACTTCTGCTTCAAATCATCCCAAGTCCTAAAAAGAGATTGAACCGGAACATTGGCCGTTCTAGCCAAAGCCTCGGCCTGTTGCATCGTGATGTTAGGTTTTAGTCCTCCGATGATTCTCGGAACACGAGAAATAGAAGCCATAAAGTTCTGGGCGGCAGGATTTCCGACCAAAGAATCAATAATCCATCTCGCCCTTGAAACTCGCATGACCGCATCGGCTACTTGGTTTGGCTGAAGTGCGGCACCTTGCTGTGTCAGATTCCTAGCCCGAGTCCAAACCATGTAGTCATTGATCATGTTAAAATTCGCAGAATCAAGCGTCTCACGAATAATCTGCATCCGGTTTGGATCTTGAAGCATATCTTCGACCGCTTGAACACCGCGACGAATGTTCTGAGGAGCAGTTTCAGAAACATGATTCAATAGGGCCACAGCGGCATCAGCCTGAACAGCTTGCCTAGTTTGAGGGGCAAGTTGGTTCAACGCATTCCTGACAACCTGCGGATTGTTGGACCTGAACAAGAAGTCACGAACAAACTCGGTGGAATCAACATCTGGATTCAGACGGTTGTTTTGAACTTCTCTGGTCGTGGTGTTGAAAAACTCCTCAGACCTAGCCCGGGCAGCCTGAGCGTCTTGAGTTACAATCTGCCTCAATCGTTGAGAATTTATGTTCCCAAGATTGTCTGTAATTTCAGCCAAAGCGGCCTGAGATATTCCGCCTCCTAAAGGAATCGAACGACCAGCGTTTTGAACCCGATTTGCATCCTCAAGAATAGAGCGCAATCGATTTGCGTTTTGAGCGTTTCCAGCAATGAACGATTGAGTCGATTCGGGAAGATTCCTGAATCCATTCAAAAGAGAGCCACTGTTTTCAAACTGTTGACCAGCAATTTCAATCGGTCGATCAGACCGCAAAGAGTCAAGCAACCCCCTTCTAATTTGGTTTAACTGAATTCTACCTTGAGCAGTCGTAGAGAGCAGATTGTTGATTGAAGCCACAGCTTCAGGTTGTGAAGCAAGCTGCGAATAAAAAGTCTCGGCGTTTTGGAATCCGCCTTCACCAGCAGCAGACGCAGCTTTGCGAATAATCGGATTGTCCTGCAAAACATTGAACCGCTGTTCGGCCAAGTTTTGAGCAGCAACCAACTCACTTTCGACTCCAAGCCTCCGAGCCGCGTTAAGCTCTTCAGATTTCAAAGCTGAACGCAACTGGCGAAGCTGGCGTTGACCAACTCCAGGCGCAAATTCGTTGAAATAATTGATCAGACCATCGATTGACTGGCGAAGGCCAACAAGCCCTTCCATCGTCTGAGGGCTTCTGGCAACTTCTCGGAGAGATTCTGCCCTGCGAGTTGCTTCGTTGAAAAATTGAGACGGAACGTTTTCAACGGTGACAGTCGGCTGTCCGCCAATAATCAAAGATGGAGTCGTCGTGACTCTTTCTTCAGTAGCCAAGGTTGACAAAAGATCGTCGATCCTTTGTCCAAGAGCCGCAGTTGGAGCAACACGGGGTTCTGGCCGACCACTGAGTCGATTTGCTAACGCTGTTCGCATTGTGTTGTAAGCATTGTCAACAAGTCCGCCGAGCCTTTGGTCCTCTTGTCGGATCGCGGTCAAAGCATTATTTGCAGATGCCTCAGAAGAAGCTGCCCTCTGGGCATTGGGGATGACTGACCTCACCGCGCCCTCAACCTCTCCTTGAACAGCAGTTTGGCCAGCTTGGATCTGTTGCCTTAAAGCCTGTCTGGAAACATTTTCGGCAGCACCAAATTCCTGCTGAACAGCTTGTCCAACAGCTTGTTCCTGTTGAGGGTTCAGATTGAGAACATTCCTGATTCGTTGAACCAGATTTTGTTGAGCAGCTAGTCCGGCTGAACCTTCACGAAATTGACCAGGAACATTGATTCCTGTTTGTTGCGCCCCGGTTAATGGCGCTGCTCCAACTCCAACTTGTTGTTCGATCCTCTGGCCAGCTTCACGACCTTGTTGAGCAATTTGCTGTGCCGTTGTCAGAGGTTGCTGGCCACGGGCTAACGCCCCCCCTAGAAACCCAGTTCCAGCACCAAGGTATGCCGGAAGCTCGATTGTCTTTTCAAGTTCCTCAACAGTAGGCAGACGGCCCTCATCAATGGCTTTCTCAACGGTTTTAGAAAGTGCAGCGGTACTAGCGTTTAGAAGTGCTTGTTTACCTGCCTGCCAAATGCCAGCAGCGAGTGGTCCTGAAGCACCTTGAATAGGGCCAAGCCCGGGGGTTGCACCGAAAACACCAGCACCAACCACCTTTCCGGGTTCTCGTTTTTCCCTCAGTCCAGTCGCTTTTTCATACTCTTGAGCTGCTCCTTCTGCCACAGCAGATGTTCCAGCCATCGTTAAAGCGGTAGGAATTGCGCCAAGTCCACCGGTGGACAATGCGGCTCCAAGAACCGGAACAGTTCGAGCCTGAAACGCAATAGCTTCTCGATATCTTTTTGCTTCTGGACTATCCCCAACTGGAGCACGCGGTACTTCACCTCCAGCAAGACCAGATCCTCCAGATCCTAATCCACGGAACACTTCTTTCAGACCAGCCATGAACCCTCCTTCTTGCTGGCCTACATTGCTCGCATCCTGAACCGCCTGATTCAACTGAGCAGTCGATCCTACAGCGGCAGCAGCTTCAACTTGAGGAACGGAAGATTGATCCGGCACAGCGTTGCTAGACGCCATTCGACGAGCAACTTCCGACTCAAGTCGTTGAAGCAAAGCAGCTTTTTCAGGTGATAATGGCATATTTTTATTGCTGTTCGTTCTCTGCTTTCAACTGCTGAATCAAGCGCTGAATATCCTCAAGACTTGTCGATTCCATTGACTGAGCATTTGATTGAAACGAAACTCCCGGAGACGAATATGCAGCAGTGGTTCTGGTTCCAAATGGAGTTGTAGACCATCGCTCGTAAAATGAAGGAAGAGCCTTGTCGATGTTTCTTCCAATTGTTCCACGCGCACTTCTTTCAATTCGTTTCCTAAATTGTTCGAGCTTTATAATGGAGTTCTTGTCGAACGATCCGCCAATTTCCTGAGCGATTCGTTTGCCTTCGCTTTCGGTTACGTTCAGACCGGAAGTTGTTCTTGCGGTGCGATTAACGACGCCCATGAAGTCGGCCAACAACTCCAAAGCGTCTTGCCTCATTGGGTCTTTTTCGGTTTGAATCAACGAACGAATCTTGATTTCAGTTGAGGGTATTGCCCCAAGAAAATCTGTAAACTTTTTGCCGGGATACTGTTTTTCAAACTCGGCAATTCCATCTTGAAGAGAATCAATCGTCTCCATGACAGCAAACTCGTCCTCCAGCTTTGTGGCGGTTTTTGCCTCAAGCGGCTTGAGTCGCCCGCCACCGCCGATAAACGTCTGCCTCAGCTCAGCTTCCTTAACTGGCGTAAGCTCTTGTCCAGAAGCTGCTGCCTTGGCTTTAGCGGCTTCAATAAACAGATCTGTATTCTTTCCGACTGCTCCGGTCTTTGATTTCTCGAAACTTTCGGCAGCAAGAAGAGCTTGAGGAGCAATTTCTTGAGGAATCTGCCCAGAGTCGATCATGCTCTGAACGGTGTTTTTTCCAAGACGCCCCAAAGTTCCAAGTTTCGACGCTTTCCCAAGCTGCTCTTCTTCTGTGCGCTTTTTAGCAATCAACGCATCATCAATGACGTACTTTCCATCAGCGGTGCGCGTTAATGCACCATATTTTCGAGCGTCCTCAATTCGTTTTGCCTCAAGCTGATCCGTAAAAGCAGCGGTCTTTGCTTGCTGCTTAATAAGTTCAGCCCGAGCGGAATACTGTTCAAGTCCGCTTATTGCCTTTATTGCTTCTTGATTAAAAGTCTTAGACTTAAATCTAGGCATTGCAGGCATTTTAGCTCCCACTTCTTGGCTATTTAAGAAATTAGAAACATCATTATTAAATGTTTGAAAAGTATCAAATTCACTAACCTGAGCTTCCTGCTCCGCCAACGCCTGAGCATAAGCATTCGACTGAATCTTGTTCTGAAGATCAGCCTGCTTCTGTCGCATCACTTGCTCCGCCGTCTGCACCTGCAATTGCTCCATCATCCGCTTCTGCGTCTGTGCGCGGTCGTAGAGGCTTGCGCCTAGCTCAAATGCTTTAAGAGTTTCGTCGGCCATAAGATTAGCGTCCGTAGTTTGAGGAGCCGTACTCCGGGAATAGACTCGTAGAAAGCGGTGTGATATCCGACCTCGTCGGAGTCGGTGCGTAGAGATTCGGATAAATCTCAGAATCGTTCTGAGGATTGTACGATGGTGGTCGATACGCTCCCGGTTGCTGCTGCATCAATCCTTGATACATCCCATATTGAGACAGAGCGCCTCCAGCAATCCCTCCAAAGTTAGTGAACGCGGTTTGAGCCGATTGCTGCATTGGAGACGGAGCGGCAGCAACTTGAGCGGCGGTCAAATCACGCCCGTACATGGCCGACTGTTGTTGCTGAATGGCTCCAATGCGCTGGGCAGGCGTAATGAACATGCTGCTGATTGAGAACGGCTGTGCCATGCCCATCGTACGCTGTTGCTGGATAAAGCTCTGCGCTTGAGCAAGACCTTGATTCTGAATCTGCATCGCTGTCAGACCAAAGTCGCGAGCGAGCAAATTTGTTCGAATGCCTTCTGACTCTTTGAATCCTCCACCAACCGCCCGACCAGCGACAGCTCGTTGAAGCTGCGATTGAACATCTTGATCAACCTCGCCACGCAATCTTGAGCCAATAGTCTTTCCGGCCTGAGCAATAAGCTGATCGTAACCGGGAATCGCACGACGAAGCTGCGCCTCAAGCTGTGACTGCTCGGCGGCGGTCGTCTTGGTGGCCAAATCAGTTGCAGACTCAAGCGATGCGATATTCTGCTGAATCGCCTGCCGCTGCTCTCCCGCAAAATCAATCGGCTTTAGCTCAGGCACCTTGGGCTTCTTGCCACCAAAAAGTCCGCCGAGCAGGCTTCCCGCTGCCGAGATTCCTGCTCCACCTAAAATTGCCGCTCCAAGTCCTATTGCCATAAATTATTCTTTTTGGTTCAGAACCATTGCGAGAATCCACCGCCATTTAATCCGACGCCGACCATTCGGATCGTTGCGACTGCGTCCCCAAGGTATTGCATCGTTTGCTCCTGAACAGCTTGAACTGCTTTGGCTTCGTAGGCCACTGCTTCTTGAATCAAATCGTTTTCCTCCTTACGAATCGCCATGACCATCAGCTTGATGGCATCTGGAGAAGGCGGAATGAGGTAGTCATTGACGCTCGTCGCGTTGATATGGCGCATCTTCGCCATGACCGTCACCGGCTTATCCTCGTCGTTGTTACAACGATCCGTCAGATAACTGCGACGGTACTGCGGCAAAGTTTCATCAGGGTCGTAAACTGCCAGATCAAGCTCCAGCAATGTCGTTGCATTGTACTCGTACAACCGGCTTACCGTGTTGGTTGCCTGACGAATGACGCCGGTCAGCGATATGAACTTCTTGGTCGATTGAACGTACGGCAACGCGAGGGTTAGCTGCTCGCCGTCGATCCATACGCCACCAGACAGCGTGCGAATCCATTGCCCGTTCTGATCGACACCTTGCAGGGTGATGGTCTTGCCAACGTCAGAAGCGTCGCCGGGATAGACTCGGATGAAGCTATTCGTCTCGCCGGACATGTCGCGGTAAGAAACGACGGTGCCACGATCCACAAGCTGCTTGCCGACGCACCCGCCATTGTTCTCTCCGAGCAATCCGTATCCGCTTTCTTGAAATTCAAACCATTGATTGCGAACCGTTCCGACGCCGCAGCAATCAGCCACCGACTCAATGGTTTCAATGTGACGCGGCCAAGTGATGCACCCTCCAACCGTGTGGATCGTGAAGCGTCCGTACGCGCCTGCCCACAACCCCTTGTGCAGAAGCCGTCGGCACGCCTGATTGATGTAGTCGTAAACGCGAGGGTCATCGACGCAGACGCCGACTACACGGGCGATTGTCGAGCGAATGTCCT